TATTGCAATGCACAACCGGCGCGCCGGATCGCGATCCGCCGGTCTGCCGATCGAGGAGGAATGCGCTTGATCCCCGACAAGAAGACCCAGATCGTCATCGTCGGGGGCGGCGCCGCCGGCCTCGAACTCGCGCGCAAGCTCGGCGCCCGCTATGGCCGCAAGCGGCATGACATCATCCTGATCGATCGCAACCGCACCCATATCTGGAAGCCTCTGTTGCACGAGGTCGCGACCGGATCGCTCGACGCCAGCCTGGACGAGGTCGGCTATCGCAGCCACTGCCATCGCTGGGGCTATCGCTATCTCTATGGCACCTTGCAGGGCATCGACCGGGCCGCGCGGCGGGTCCATATCGCGCCGGTGTTCGATCCTAAGGGGCGTGAGGTGGTGAGCGCCCATTCGGTGCGTTACGACTATCTGGTGCTGGCCTATGGATCGGTCACCAATGATTTCGGGACGCCGGGCGTCGCCGACAATTGCCTGTTCCTCGACAGCCGGGCCCAGGCCGACAGCTTTCGCGATCAGTTGCTCGACCATTGCTTGCGCGTATCGCGCGCCATGTCGGCCGATCCCGCGTCGGATGCGCGGGTGCGGATCGCGATCGTCGGCGGTGGCGCCACCGGGGTCGAACTGGCGGCGGAACTCTATAATGCCGCCGATGCGCTGGGCTATTATGGACTGGAGGTGTTCGACCGCCAGCGGCTCGACGTCACCCTGCTGGAGGCGGGACCACGCATCCTGCCGGCCTTGCCCGACCGACTGGCCGACGCCGCGCGCGAGGAACTGGAGGTGCTGGGCGTCAAGGTGCGCGCCGGCGTCGCCGTGACCGCCTCCACGCCTGAGGGGATGGAGACGAAGGATGGCGGCTTCGTCCCCGCCGATCTTCAGGTCTGGGCCGCCGGGGTCAAGGCGGCGGCGATCCGCGACGGCCTGGATGGGCTGGAACTGTCCCGCGCCGGGCAGGTGATCGTGCGCCCGACGCTACAGAGCCTGGCCGACGACCGCGTCTTCGCGATGGGCGATTGCGCCTCCTACACGCCACAGGGCGCTGATCGGCCGATCCCGCCGCGCGCGCAGGCCGCGCATCAGATGGCCGACACGGTGTTCGCCAATCTCGGCCGACTGATGGCTGATCGCCCGCTCAAGACCTTTGTCTACAAGGATCATGGCTCGCTGGTGTCGCTCAGCCGCTATTCGACGGTCGGATCGCTGATGGGCAAGCTGGTCGGCGGGCGCATGGCGGTGGAAGGGCGGCTGGCCCGCTTCGTCTATATGTCGCTCTATCGCATGCATCTGCTCGCCGTTCACGGCAACATACGCGGCCCCGCGCTGATCCTGGTCAGCCATATCAACCGCTTCGTGCGCCCCCGCCTCAAGCTGCATTGAGGCGCCGGGCGGCTGCGGCGGCAAGCGACAGGGGCATCGCCACAGAATTGCTGCGATCAAGTTGAGACGGGCGGCTGTCTGCGCCCTGGTCTGTCGCTTGAAAGCGCCCCCAAGGGCCATTTTCTATGTCTTGGAAATGGTGGCGGAGGAACGCGTTGGACGGGAAGATACCTGTCTTTCACTTTGCTAGGTTGATGATGTTGGCCATGTGGCCGGTGAGTTGAATCTCGACGCCGCGCCCCGTCTTGTTTGGGATCAGTGTGAGGGTGTCTATGAGTTCGCGGATGGCGGAGGCGGCGCGTTCGCGGGCGGCTCCTTCGGTTGCCAATGCGTCATCCAGTTGTGCGATATAGATGCGGTAGCGATCGGCCAGGTCGTCGGGCAACGCGATCGGTGCAGCATCGTCCAGCGCTTTCAACTGATGTTCTGCGTCTGCCAGGTCAGCGCGGGCGGTGCGCAGGCGGTCTTTGACCTCCTGGAACTCGCCAGCACCATCAGCGATCGCGTCCACAAGGCGCGAAATCCTGCCGCGCAGGTCAGCGGCTTTGCGCTCGAGCGGGGCGCGATTTGCGGTGGCTTCCGCAAGGCGCTTGCGGATGCCGACATTATATCGCTCGACAAACAACTGAATAGCGTCGGGATTGAGCAGGATTTGCTTTAGCTGCCCCATCGTGCGCTGCTCATAGAGCGCGGTCGAGATGGTGCGCGTATTCGAGCAGGCCTGTTTGTTCTTGGCAGTCGAACAGCCCCATTTTGCCGGACTGATGACGGTCCATGTGCCGCCGCAAACCCCGCATTTTCCGAGGCCGGACAGCAGCCTTTTCGGGTGTCGCTTCTTTGTCCTGATTTCCCCATCGAACGCGGCGTAATGGGCCTCGATCGCCGCCCATTGCGCGTCTGAGACAATGCGCAGATGGGGCACGTCGACGAAACGCCATTCGCTGACCGGGTTGACGCGAGCGACATAACGGCGCGTCTTGGGATGATAGGCGCGGCGGGTTCGGCCGTAGACCATCACACCGCGATAGAGATTATTGCGGAGAATGCCGTTGGCCCGAATACGATCGCCATGGATGACATTCGTTGCCCATAATTTGCCGCTGGGCGAGGGTATGCCTTCTTCGTTGAGGGCCTTCACGATCGCGCGGCTGGAGACCCCGGCCAGTGTCTCATCGAAGATACGGCGAACGATCGCCGCCTCTTCTTCATTCACCTGGAGGATGCCGCGAACGATTTCGCCATCTTCGCCGATTTTCTTGACCACGTTATAGCCGTAAGCGAGGCCGCCGGCATTGAAGCCGCGTCCGTGCTGTCCGCGTTGCCCGCGCCGAATGCGATCCGCCAGATCCTTTAGGAAGCGGGAGTCCATCAGCCCCTTGATGGTGCCGGTAATTTCGTCGACATGGCCATCAGCGAGGGTGAAGAGCCGTGCGCCGAAATGCTCCAAATGTTCGCGGACTGCATGGGCGTCGCCGCTGTGACGCGCAATGCGGTCGGTGGCTTCCGCCAAGACCTGATCGACATCGCCGCGCTCCACACGGTTGAGCATCGCATTGAGTCCAGGGCGCTGCATTTCACCAATGCCCGCGCGGCCGCTGATCTCTTCGTCGGCGAATGTGTCGATAATGGTCCATCCTTCGCGATCAGCGCGCTCGCGCAGCGACGCGATCTGATCGACAGTGGACAGGGCATTTTGCAGTTCGCTGGAATATCGGGCGTAGAGGATCGTGCGCATCGTCTATTTTATGTCTTTGCTGTGCGGTGCAGTGGTGGATTTGCGGCGGGCGCGCGCTGTGAACATGGCCAATTGGCGGCCCTGGCCGGGATGGGTGCGATCAAGCTGACGGCATGCCATGCAGTCGCAAAAGCCCGATCCCGATCGGTTCATTTGGCCGCTGCGCGGAGCAAGATCACGGCATCCTCCATTGCTGAGGGATTGAGCCGTTCGTCAGGGTGGCGGCGCTGTGGCGGCCGCAGTTGACGGTGCCGCACCGAGGGCAGGAGGTGCGCGTCAAGCGCAGGGGGATTACCTGCACGACCTGGACGGGGTGAGCGCGGCGAAGAATGGTCATCGGCGTCAATTCCCTATGTTCGCCTGGCGCGAAGGTACAGGAAGAGGGACGGTGGCGCGCAGGCGGGCGATGTCGCGATCGACCATGAGGTCGGCGAGGGCTTCGACGATGCGCGCGATGGCGGGATCGAGGGGGCGGTGCTGTCCCATAGGACGGTTCATCCTTTTTCGAACTGGGCGGGATCAATCGGGGGGCATCGGGAGAGAAGGCCTCTCCATATGCAGGGCAGATGGAGAGGTGATCGGGCCGGCGGGCTATTCCATGCCCAGCGCGGACAGATAGGTCTGGAGAATGGCCTCCATTTCCTGCCGATCATGGAGCGGCATCTTTCGCAGGGCGATGATCTGCCGCATGATCTTGGGATCATATCCGGTGGCCTTGCCCTCCAGATAGACGTCCTTGATGTCGTCGCTGAGGCCCTTCTTCTCTTCCTCCAGGCGCTCGATGCGCTCGATCAGGAGGCGCAGCTGATCCGCCGCGACGTTGCCGGTGCTCATGTTCAATTCCCCTTCTGGTTGGTCAGTGCCCAGGCGATGATGAAGGGCATGACGAGGATGGTGGCGATGATGAGGAGCAGCTTGACCAGGCGCATCACTGGCCGGTGACCTGCTCGCAGCGGGTGCAAATGGCGTCGTCGGTGCGCGACCAGGTGATCAGGCCACCGCAGCCGTCAGGCTGATCGGTGTGGGCATCCCAGCCGCAGCGCTGGCACAGGCGCGGATGTTGAAGCGGCGGAAGGTCGGCCAACTGGCGATAGACGCTCGCGCTGAACGGCATGGCCTGGTCCAGTGCGGCGATCTGCTGGAAGCGCAGGCCGTGGGTTTCGATAGCGCGCAAGTGGCGCTCATAGACTTTGCCGCCAAGCGCGGTGGCCAGTTGTTCGACGGACAGACCAGCGGCGTTGCGTCGCATGGCGACATAATCCCAGGGCTGGATTACGGGCGTGGCCGGCGCGGCGTGCAGAAGATTGGCGTGGCGCATGATCGAAGCTCCTGATTGTCAGGCAAAGAGAGGGCGTTGCCGGCAGCGGGGGGATGCCGGATGGATCAAATCTGGTGCGGAAAGCTGGCCCTGCGGCCGGGCGGCTTAGCTGGTCAGCATGTCGGCGTTCGGCTCGCTGGGCGGATCATCGTCATTGGCGGCACGATCATTGGCGGCGGCGCGCCAGGTCGTCATCGGCAGCGTTTCAAGCGGCTTGGGCCAGCGGGAGGCGCGAACGGTGCGCAGCGCGGAAATGCCCACCACAAATTCATGACCGCAGTCGCGGATATCGCGGCAATGATAGTAGACCTCGCGATAGAGCAGGGTCCGCTTGCCGATCTGTCGGGCGAAGGCGCGCTGCCCGCAGCAAGGGCAATCCACCGATGCCATGCGGGGACGTTCCCCGCTGACGCTTGTTTGTGGCCGCTGGCCCTTGCTCATGTGCGTACCCCCGCATTGTCCGCGCCGGCGCCATTGCCGGGCAGGAATGATCTGAGCCGGCCCAGAAGGCGGGTCAGGCGGACGCCGGCTTCCTCTGTTTCGGCGATGGCGCGGTGCACGGCGGTGGGTGACGCGCCAGGCTGAATGATCTGGATGCTGGCACCGATGGCGTCAGCGGTTTCACGTGATACGGCGGCGATGTCATCGCCCAAGGCAGCATGACAGGCCATCGCGGGTGCGAGGGCGACGTCGAGTTGGCGCGCATAGCTTTCGAGGATCGGAGCGAAGCCGCCGCCAGCCTCAATGAAGGCGCGATCGAGCGCGATCGCTTGATCAAGGGTGGGCGTGCCCTTCTTGTCGCTTTCGCTCCAATGCCGCAGCGTACGATTGGCGCGGCGCGTAATGCGCGCAGCAGCATCCCATCCCACGAGGCAAATAGCCGTGGTGATGGCAAGCGAGAAGGAGAGGGGGGCGCGAACCTTGGTCATCAGGCGCCAGCTCGACCCATGGCCGTCATTGCCAGCAAGGTGCCGTAAGCGCCGCCGATGAACAGAAGATATTGGCTAAGGCTATAGGCGCTGCGCAGGCGCTCGATCCCGGTTTTGGGGCGCTCCAGAGGTGTCCGGTTGCGGCGGGGCGGGAGTTTGATGATCGTCTTCATTCCGTTCTTGCTCCATACAAGGGCGGTCCGATCAGGCGGGTGGCGTAGCCCGCCCGGTCAATTTCCTGAAAATCTAGATCTTCCGTTCGGCCGTTTCTGCGGGTTGCGATTCGCTCGACCGATCGCAAAAGACGCGCTTGCCAGGCGGCGGTAGATCGGTGTGTGCGGCATGCGGCCGACCCAAGGGGAAAACGACATGTTCAGCGGTGATCGGCAGGCCCAACTTCAAGCCAACGGCCAGCACATGGGGCTGCTTTTCAGCCGGTATGCGGCCGACGCGCTTCCATGCAGCTACATTCGAAGGATGTTCGCAGAGTTCGCGCGCCATAGGGCGGACGCCTCCAAACATATCGAAAATGGTCGTACGATGTTCCATGTCGACAGGCGTATAACAATTTTATACGGCGATCAATACGTATTTTGACCGGACGCCGTGTAAAAATTTCGTACAGCTTGGTTTATGCCTCCCGTCGGACCCAAACTTAAAGAATTGCGTCTACGCGCAAAGCCCGCTCTCTCCCTCAGGAGGATGGCTGACGAACTTGGTATGGGCCATTCGCGCTATCAGTATTTTGAAGATCCGAACCGTTACAAGAAAGCGGCTTTGCCTATCGATTTGACCCGGTCGGTGGCGGAGGTTTTAGGACGATACGGAGTTGATGCCTCTGAGGTCATGACCCTTGCGGGATTGACAGATACAGAGGCCGAGCCCGAAGCCCGCGAGATTGAAGCGCAACGGCCTGCTTTTGTCAGCATCACCTTGCCCGTGATCCTACCTAGTGAAGTCGCCCTGCGCGATATGTTCCGCAGCCTGCTCGTTCTGGTTCCCGAGGGTGCAACGAAGGACGAAGCTGCTGCCATTCTTGCTCGACGGCTGCCAGCTGGGCTTGCAGCGATCGGCCCTCTCTCGCTCGATCAAGCGACGGTTGCATCGCTTGCAGCCGGTGAAGCTGCTCAATCTCCCGCCACAGAGCATCGTGCATAGCCGCTAGCGTCGCGCAGCTGACCATGCAGGCCGTGCAACGAAATTCGCATCCTGGCGTCAGTCTGATTGCTCGTTCGCTCAATTCACCGCTACCCGAATGTTCGCCATATGTTCTATTCTATGGGCTAGGTAAGGTGCTGTAGGAAAGAGGGAAATGTGTCGGCAGGATTTTTCCTGTGCAACATCAACCCTGAAGTGGGCAGTGCGCGAAGATTTGAGCGGCAGCTGATCTAAATCATGGGCAGTCCTGTGACATTGGTGAGTGTCAAGGTTGCGGTCTCCCTGAACCCACTTGCTTTCGGTCTGAAACCGTCAGTAGATGGTGTTCGAACTGTCATATTTTGGCGGCATGTCGCGCTATGGAGCGCGACATGCCGGACTTTAAAGGTGTCTTAGGCCGCGACCATCGCGGATTCGATCTTTCGGCGAAGATCATCAATCATCTCGCCATCACGAGAGGTGATGGCCTGCGCCTCAGAAGATGAGGTCATCAAGAAGAGCTGATACTCAATTATCTTGGACTTGAGCCACAACCTGTAGGCGACGAAGCCAAAAATGGCGGCGACGATCAGTGAGGTGAAGCCGCCCGAACTTTCTCCAGAGCCTAAAAGCGTCCCCAGCCCAGACATCCCGAAAATGAATGCCAGAACCCCAAACATGAACATACCGGCTTGTCCATGCGGCTTCCGCTCCCGGACCTCTACAGTGTTAATTTTATTGATCGCGTAGCTCTTCGATCCGAACCGTGCGAAATCCTTGTCAACGGTGACGTTCATCGTTCCCCCCAAATTGCGTCCATAGTTTGCCCAGCCGCAGAATTTGCAAATGCATTACTAATAGTAAAGGATTTTGAAATTGGCTGGGGTACAAGCTGCGGTTTGAAAAGTTCAAATCGCGATCGTAATAGTGCTCGGTGTCCTGGCTGATCGGAGCGATCTTCGCGGCCCGCCTGCGGTTGATCGGGGCACACCACTTCTCGCATAAATCGACGCTATTTGGCTGATGAGATGCCCATGACGTCATAGTCCCTATGATTTCGCCAATGGTGTGCACAAGTGCATTCTTAATGGCCTCGACACATCGATCGAGGTGGTAGAGGCCGTTGTCGGCGCCCCGCCGGTGGCGTCGGTCTGGCTTTGGCCATTAGGTGCCTGACAGGTTTCAAACGCTTCGCCCGTGAAAGCGGACCTTTCAAACGTCAATGAGTCAACCACTCCGGCGAATATGGGCACCTGAAAAACATATCGCATGATCATGCATCGGGAGGCGTTATACCAAATGGCGGCGCATAGAGCCCATAAAGACGATGAAGCCAATGCTCACGCAATGACATATTCCAATGGCGCGCGCGCCGTGGCCGGATCCAAACCACGCCGCCGCGAAACGGCACCTCGAGACCGACCTTAAGATAAGCGGCGGCACGATGGCGACGCGGAGTGGCGACGCACCAATGCTCACTGTCGATGTCCCATGAGACCGTGGCGCGTGCAGCAAGCACGGTCAGGGGCGGGTCATGGTCTTCCATGTCGGTCGCATAATTGAGCAACAGCGGCAGAGCAGGCGTCGCGATGAACCAAGCCGGACCGATGTATCGGAATGTGAGCGCCAGATCAGAGCGGTTGGTAATGGTGAAGCGATGCCAGGATTCTTGGGCGTTGTTGCCTTCGCCATAATCGATGGAGATGCGCAGCCGTCGTCGCCACTGCGCGGTCAGGAACGTATAGAATCCCGTCAGCCCCCCGATCAAACCGACCCAGCCGCCCGCATCTTTCACCGTCGCGGCAATCCCGGCCCAGTTCATCACCAGACATACCCGGCGGCTTGCAATGTAAAGCCAAGTAGGATGAGGACCAAACCGCCATAGGTAACACGCAGCGACATACGAGCCGTCTGCTCGTCGCTCTCAACCGTAGCCGCCATCATCCGGGCGACGGTGCCCACATGGTCCGCGAGACCGTTGATCCCGTCTTTGACCTCTTCTAGACTGCGCTCCGCAGCGTCATGGTCGAAGGTGCCTGCGCTGGGGAGGAATTGACCGTCGTCGCGGTAATATTCCCGGAAGTCACCTGAGATCGACTTCAGAAAGCGCTCCATTCCGCCTGCGCCCGCTACCACCTCGGTCAGCGCTGATAGACGGTCCGACGCATCGCTTCGTAATTTTCGCTGGACCCGGACGAGATCGGCGCCAAGCATCATCACGCCGACGAAATCGAGCACCAACCCGCTCACGCTCAGCGCGATCATTCTACAGGATTCCGAGACAACCTATTGATGATGCGACCTGGTCCTATCCGCCAGATGCGTTTGATCGTCCACCCCTTCGTCACCTCCCATTCCCGTTTGAGGACGGCACGGGACAACCTCATGGCGATCGCCAAATTCTCCTGCTCTGCGTCATCGAGAAGAGAATGGAGGATGTTCGCAAGATCCGTGTGCTGGGGCTCGCCGGCATTCAACCGCAAGAGAATCTGGCGATACTCTTTCTCCGCGATTTGCTGCGCCTCCTTCAGGGCCGACGGGCCATTGGTGTCCTTCCGAGACCGCGCCGCCGCGAGGCGGTCGATCAAGTAGAAATAGTCAGAAAGGTGATCGCGGAGCGCGTTGATCCACGCTTGCCGATGCCCGGCGATCGCAACAGCCTTATTCATTCGGGCGCTCACGACCGCAGCGATAACCGTGCCGATGCCGATCCCGGCAACCAAAGTCATCCATGGCGGACTCATGAGGCTTCCATTCGGCACGACAAGTCCCTCGCGATTGAAATCGCCATCAAGGGTAAATAGTACACACCTTATTGTCGATCGGCAAAAGCAGATCGACGTCGCAGGCATGCTATTGATTGCAGACAAATTGAATATTTGGTCTTTTATTGAGTCACCGCTCTCGCGATGGACGACCTCAAGCTGCGAGCTCGCACAGAGCGCTTGGGCGATCACAAAGGGATTGGCCGATTTCAGTCTGTCTGCTTACCGGCGGGTAAAAGGGAATAGTTGCCGTCCGCTAGCACTGTTTTTCTTGGCGAAGGAACCCTGTCCAAGTAGCATTCGGGTTTGGGGGATTGCATGGCTAACATAGGCAAAAATTGGAACGGTCACATTTTCGGGACAAACACGGGTAACGTCGCTGTCTCGCTTGAAGGAGAGGACTCAGCCCTTTCCGGGCTGGTCCGACTAAGCGACACGCAGCATGGCGTCATCGTCTATGAAGTCTTTGGCAGCTTTGAAGCGGGAAGCCTGAACCTAACCGGTAAGCCGCAAGGGGAAGTTCCCGAAGGAGTCGTCGTTGGGGAGTTGACGGTTACCGGAGCGCTCACCCCAGAGGGCAGGATCGATGGCGAATGGTCAACCACGATCGGCACGGGTGGCACCTACCAGCTTTGGCCTCATGCATATGAAATTCGCCCGACAAACCCCGGCGCCATTCCCGAGCAAATGAACACATCTACCCGGTCAATGGGAGCAATCCGCCTTTATGCAGATGATGTGCGGAGCCTCATCGCTCAACTCGTGAAAGATTTCTCGCAGAAGCGAGCTGTTGTTACATTCAACGATAGAGGCAACGAGAAGAACATTTATGCCGACGAGTTTGAATCTATTTTGGATGATCTTCCCGAATTACGCTACCTAAAGATTTCTGTCCAAGAGCCAGAAATGTATGGGCTTAACCGAAACGCAATGATCGAATTGACCGCGTGGGGCGAAAACACGATCAGAGTTCAAAGTGTTCAAGAGGCCTGGGCGATAGGAAAGGCGGAAGCCCTTTCTCGGCATGTGCTCGGATTTCAGCGGAAACTTGCCACACAATTCCGAAAGTTCGGATTGACGGTCAATGTGATGATTACTGTTGCTGCGCTAGCTGCGTTACCGGGATTGCCAACATTTTGGCAACGATTAACGTTCGGGGCTAGCACATTTGTCGTCCAATCCCTTATTGCCTACTTCCATCGCCAGTATGTGCCAAACTTCATGTTGTTTCCCACCAAACGAAAATCCAGTTGGCTTGGAAAGCTGGGGCCAGGTGTAGTGTCATGGGCTATTACGATAATAGGAGGAGTTTTCGCCGCCGTTATCTACGGCTTGCTCAAGGGTGAATTAGACGGCTCACCGCTGGCGACAGCGCTTCGTGGACTCTTCCCGTGATTGGCTAAGGGTAGACTTCACAATTCTCTAAAACCGAAATCGTACGCTTAGGGTGAGCTTGGAACCAGCGCTATTGTCCTAGACCTAGCGAATCCTGTACGAACAGCACCTCGGAATCGCTGCGAAGCCAACGATGCTCGCCAAACATATAATTTCGTATCTGTGCGACATCGACCTGCTGGAACGGGCCGTAAGTGTCCATCATCATCGCGCGGGAGGATTCCAAACCCTCTCGCTGGCTGTCCGCGATCCAAGACAATGATACGAACTCGTACGCGACACGCGCGACCAATTGCTGAGCGATGCCAACTACGCCGCCAGCGTCGTGAACGCAATGAAGAGCATAGTCGCTCCCTGGGTCGAAATCAATTTGCCAACCCGGCGTGGCCATCTGCCTGCATAGTTCGTCCATGCTCGCCGCGACGATGATAAAGATGTTGCCCTCGATAAAATCTAAGAGGTGCTGGGGCTCGCGAATTGTGAGGATGAAAGGCGTGTAGGGCGCCCACGCAAAGTCGTTCTTGTCGCCGTTCAGAGTCCAGAACACGCTCCGCTCGTGAGCGAGCGTCTCAAAGATCGCTGAGTAGTCGGGCCGCCCGCCAGCAATTACCGCGTAAGCAATGCCTGGTTCCGGCCGAGAAATCGCAAACCCTGTCCTTTTAGCTTCAGCGATGCACTCATTCAGCGCTGCGACATTGTTGCGCTCAGGGACGGTGACCACTTGCCGCTTCGTCTCGCCAGGCGCTCCCCTGTAGCCGACCGCACGATCAGTCTCCAAGAAGCTGCGCAGCTTCTCCATCTTCTCGGCCTGCCGCTTACCTCGACCGCTTTGCTTCGGGCTGCTTTTCACCTCGATAGGCACGGGATCGGAAGCACCGAGCAAACACACATCGCCATAGCGGATGGTGTTAGTAATGTCGGAAAGGACTGCTGGCACCTTATGCTCCAGGGCACTGAATAGGCACTTCAGCTCGCCAACTAACCCCTCTTTGCCACGGATCATCCCGGCATCACGTTTTATGGCGAAGCGGTCGGTGTCATAGTAGGCATGCTTGATTGCGAACTTGTCGAGATAGAGGAACGCGAGCGCGTCCCCGCAGCATTTCCAGATGTAAATCTGCTTGGCGTATCGGTCGATGAATCCCGCCTTGCGCTTGATCTTTATTCTGAGCGCCTTGCTGATTTCCTTCGATCCCCGACCTGTTTTCAACTGCCGGTACAGTTCCTTGTGCGCAAGGCGATGCTCGTCCTGCTTTCGCTCTGCGCGAATGATCTCCTTCAAGACGAGGAGGTTTAGGGCTTTGACCGAAGCAAAATCATCCTGATCCGCTTCAATCGTGCGGAGCAGCCGTACCATTTCAAAAAACCGCTGCTGTCGCCGACCCACCATCATTAGCGTTGTACCGACCTCCGCGTAAATCGGCATATCGTTATCCCAAACATCACCAAATGGCGATCGCGGAGGCGGCAGCCCGACCTTCATTTGAATGTCCGCTTGCAACCACAGAAAAATCCCGGTCAAACGGCTTGGATGGGCGCTAAGTCGCCGTTTCCATCTTGAGCGCTGTCGTGAACCCGCTGCCATTGTCGAGGTTATGGCTCACTTCGTTGATTAGCCAGATGCCATCGATCCCCGCCTTGATACCGCTCACGCTGGCGCGTAGGTCGACATAGATATCGGCGCGGCCGAGCGCCAGGCGGATGTCCAGCGTGGCCGGCGCGCGCTTCAAGCGCGCCTGTTCAGCGGTTGCCGCGCGACGCGCTGACGCTTCGTCCGCAAAAGTCTTGCGGAGCCGCTTGGAGCCGTCCTTCTCGCCCACTGTGACCGTCTGGCGCTTCGCTGCCTTGCGATCGTGCCAGCTGGCGGTCACGCCGGCCTGGCCATCGCGCTTTTGCCGTTGCCAATTGTGGCCGTCGCCGGCACTGCGACGGATGGTCAGGGTGGGCAATGCGGTGCCGCTGGTGGTGGTGCCGGCGCCCTTGCGCGCGAAGATCAGCTTGCCGTCCTTGATGGTCGCAACGGCGTCATTTTCGCGCCCCAGGCGGCGCAGGAACGCGATATCGCTCTGCCGGCTCTGACTGACGGTCGGCAGCGCGATCGACGCCAGATCGGCTGCTATGCGCGGCCTCAGGCCATTGCGCCCGGCAACCTCCGTTAACACCGCGCCCAAAGTGGTATTTTGCCAGCTCTGTTCCCGGCGGTTACGGATGTGGCTGGTGAAGTCGGCGGCGCGGGCGCGAATGCGGACCTGATCGGGCGGGCCGCTATGACTGACATCGTCCACCTTGAACGTGCCCTTGTCGATCAGGCCTGGCGTTACGTCACGGCCTTGTTTCCAGCCCAGGGCAAGGCGCAGCGTTGCACCCTCCGATGGGAGGGCCAGACCGCCATCGCTATCGTCCAACACGATATCCAGCTGGTCCGCCTCATCCCCGCGCTTTTCCGACAGGGTGAGCGACACCAGGCGCGGGCGCAGCTTGCCGGTCAAATCGGTGTCGCCCAGCGTGACGCGGAAATCGGGGATATTGGCGATGCGATCCGTCATGCCGCAGCGTCCTCGTCCGCCACGCGCAGCAGGTCGATGGCGAAGTCGATGCGCTGGGCGCGGCCATCAGTCATCAGATAGGCATGGCGTTCGTCGATCGCCTCGATCACGAAATCGCCGAACACAGTGCCGGTGCCATCAAGCAGCGGCCAGGCCTCGCCCGATGCGGCCATGGTGCGCAGATCGTCGATCGACACGCGGCCATCGGTGATTTCCGCATAGACTGCGCCCGACAGGTTGATGGTTTCTTCGCCCGGCCCGACGAACTGGGTGGCGTCGCGGGCGCCAACGCGGGCGCTGCGCGCGTGGCGCCAGGATGCACGGCGTTGCAGCTCGTCATGGGCGAGGGTTGGCAGGTCGAAAATGAACATGCCCAGGGCCATCAGCATCAATAGTCCCCTTCGTCGCCAAAGCCGCGACCGCGCCGTTCGCGCTCGATCTGTTCGATCGCCTTGCGGACTTCATCGGCGATGTCGGTGGCGGATGCGTTGCCAGCGCCGACATCGATCTTGATGCTGTAGGTCACCGCGATCGGCGCCGCCGCCATAGCGCCGCTCGCCTGGGCCGCCGCCGGCGCACCGACGGCAATCGCCGCGCTACCCGCGCCAATGGCCAGGGCACGGGTCATCTGGCCCGACAGGTCGGACATTCGACCGATCGGCGCGGACGTGTTGTTGGCCAGGCCCTGATCGAGGCCGCTCATCACATGGCCGCCGATTTCGGCGAACACGCGCGACGGGGAGTGAATGCCGAGCAGCTTGCGCAGCCCATCCGGCAGCATTTTGCCGATTCTGCCCACGATCGCCGTCAGGTTCGGGAAGGCTGCCTGCATGCCGTTGACCAGGCCGTCGATCAGATGGCGGCCGATCGCCGCGAAATCGAGCGAGCGCAGATAGGAGAGAACCGGCAGGAAGGCCCGGATCATCAGGCCAAGTGGCGTGAAGTTCAGAAAGGCGTCCACTAACGCGCCGATCGCGGCGACGGTGTTGCTGCGGATCGTATCCCACAGGCCGGCGAGCCAGCCAACCATCGCGCCCCAATTTGCATAGACGACGTAGACCAGGGCGGCGAGCGCGGCGATGGCCGCCACGATCAGCAGCAGCGGGCCAAGGGCAATGCCGAGTGGCGCAGCGGCAGCGGTCAGGGCGGCAAAGCCGAGGGCCAAACCGCCAAGCAGGATCAGCAGGCCCGACCCGACGCCCATGAAGATCATCAGCGCCTTGGTGATGCCGGGATGTTCCTGTGCCCAGTGGCGCAGGCCGCTGGCGGCCCATTGCACCAGCTTCGCCAACTTGACGACGGTCGGCAGCAAGGCCTTGCCCATGGTGATGTTGAGGCCCGACAGGGCGTTGGTGGCGAGGCCGGTCGCGCCCTCTGTCGTGCCGATGCGGTTGAGGAATTCCGCCTGCATCGATCCGGCATAGCGGCTTTCGTCGCCGACCAGCGCCAGGCGGTTTTTCAGGCCGTCGAGATTGGTCAGCATGGGCGCGATGGCGGCAACGCTTTCCGAGCCGAAAAGCTGGGTCAGGAGGCCCGACTGCTGATCGGCGTCCAGCTTGCCGATGCGGGACATGACATCGACGATCGCGCCGGCGGCATCGGTCTGCATGCGCTTGGCAACGTCGGTGGCCGACAGGCCCAGCGCCTTGAACGCGCCCTGCTGGCTTTTCGTCGCCGCCTCGCCCTTGGTCAGGGCCAGCATCGTGTTCTTGATGCCGGTGGCGGCGACCTCGCTGGGCACACCGATCGAATCGAGCGTGGAGCCAAGCGCCGCAATTTCCGGCGCGGCGAGGCCAGCGACCTTACCCAGCGGGCCGATGCGGGTGATGATGTCGGTGACGTTCGCCGCCTTGCCGCCGAAGGTGTTGGTCAGCGCATTGACGCGGTCGCCCAGCGCGCGAACCCCGTCCTGGGGCAGTTCGAAGGCGGTGCGCCATTTGGCCATGGTCTCGCCGGCGACATCGGCGGTCATGTCGAACGCCACGCCCATCTTCGCCGCGTCGGCCGTGAATTCTTCAAGCTGCTGGCGCTGGTCGGCCATGGGCCGGCCCATCTTGTCCATGCCGACACCGGCGGCGCCGGCCGCCGCCGCGATTTGGGCCATGCCTTCCGCCGGCACCGGGATCGTCTCGCTCAGATCGAGGAAGTCTCGCGACATTTGCTCGATCTGCGGCTTGGTCATGTTGGTGACCTTGGACACATCCGCCATGGCGCTTTCCAGCGTCATCGCCTGCTTGGTCGCAGCGACCACGGGCACGCCAGCGGCGGTGCCGGCGGCGATCATGCCCAGGCCTGCCCCGGTCGCCTTGGCGCTGATGTCGTTCAGCTTTTGCGTGTTGCTGTTGGCCCGGTTCAGCTTTTCGACGGTCCCGATCTGCTGCTTGAGAGCCTTGTTCGCGTCATAGACCCGGCTCGACAGCCGATCCTCATGGGCGGCAAGGTCGGCGACGTCGATGCCGGCCGCCTCCAGCTGGCGTTGCAGCTGCTGCAACTCCTTGCCACCCGCATCGACCCGGTCGGTCAGCATGCTCGCCTGGCGCTGCGCCTTTTCAAATTCGGTGCGCAGCTTCTTGGTCGGGGCCTCCGTCACCTCCAGTTCGTGGCGCAGCTGCGCGACGCGTGCCTGTGTCTGCTGCAGCTGCTGATGATCGGCCGCAAAGCGTCCTTCGGCCGCCTTGTAGCCACCGACCTGTTTTTGCAGGGCGTCGAGCGCCTTCAGCTGCTTTTGCGTTTCGGCCAGGTCGCGGCGTGCATTGGACGACGCATTGGTGATGGACTTGAGGGGCGCGGTGACGCGGTCCAGCCCCTCAAGGATCAGCTGCATGCGCAGGTTACGGTCGGCCATTCTTCTTTTTCCCGGTTCCGGGCGGCTTGGCCCGCTTGGCAGCCTGTTCGCGCCAGCCCATCAGTTCGGGCAGCGTCATCGGGTCCATGACGTCGGGCGACCAATGGAAGATGATCGCCACGTCCGCCATCGCGTCATCTACTGAGCGAGGGCATCCGCACGATGCGACTTCTGCAGCAAAAAACCGCCGATTTCCGTGCCGATGGCGAGCAGGTCGGCGGTGTCGAGATTGGCCACATCGACTTCGGTGATGGTGGGCATGGCGATGCGCGGCACGATCTTGATCAGGGCATCGACCTTGAGCTGGCCCAGATCGACCAGGGTAAGGCCGCGCAGTTCGCCCGAGCGGGGCTTGCGCAGCTGCAGCGTGTCGATGGTGGTGTCGCCCTTGATGATGGGTGTGTCGAGCGTGACGGTACGGAAGATGGGGCCGGTGGCATTGTCGTTCATGGCGATAACCTATGTGCGAGGGGAAGGGCGGCCCGGCGCACGACCGGGCCGGGGGATCAGAAGATGCCGATGGCGTTGCGGATGGCGGCGCGGCGATCGACGCCATCGACAATCTCGATGCCGGCCAGGACGTCGATTTCGATTTCGGTGCGGCCGTTCCAGACCAGCTTGTAATAGACCAGGCCCGAGGTGACGGAGAATTCCCCGGCCTCGCCGACTTCCTGATCGCCGAATTCGATTTCCTTGTGGCGGCCGCGCACGATCACCTCGACGCTGTCGACGGCGCCGCTATCGTCCTGCTGATAGGCGCCGGCAAAGCGCAGATAGACGCCGTTGACGGTGGTGATGCCGAACTGGCGCAGGATGTCGCGCATCGGGCCGCCAAAGGTGGAGCTCATCTCCAGCGCCTCCAGCCCCATGTCCATTTCCGCGACGCCGCCCATACCGCCGCCGCGCCATTCTTCCGTCTTGCGGGTCAGGGTGGGCAGGGTGACGGTCTTGCACTCGCCAATATAGGCGAGGCCTTCGTTGAAGAGCATCATGTCCTTGAGGGTACGGGCCATGCCCATGGCGATATTCCTTTGATCGAGAGGGAGAGAAAGGCGCGCGCGGGCGTCAGCCGACCTCAGTCAGCTGGGCGGCGAAGTCGGCGAAATATTCGTCCGTGATTTCCTGCTGGAAGCCGAGATCCTCGAGCGGCGGCGGGACGGTGTATTTGTAGCGGATCACCAGCTTGCCGGCCTTGAGGCTATCCACCGGGTTGGCCGTTTCGTCATACCAAGCCTCAAAGCCCAGCACGACGCCGGCGGCCTTGAGGTTGCGGCCCAGGCCGTTGATGGTTTCAATGATGTCCTTGGCCAGGCTGGGCGTCAGCGGCTTGTCCATCGCCCAGTCCATGCCCTTGGCGACCGTGTCGGCCAGCAGCTGGGCCACACGCACGCCGCTCTCGAAGACGAACTGGGGATCGTCCGAACAGGTGCGGTTGCCCCAGAAATAGAAACCGCTGCTCTTGCGGATCAGCGCTGTGATTTGGGAGGCATTGAGCAGGCCGGCATCGGTGTCCTGATCCTCGATATCCCAGTGCATCGGCTGTGACAGGCCGACCACGCCATCGACTGCCACGTTGGACAGGGTCTTCTGCGGCCCGGTCTGTTCGTCGATATAGGCGCGCAGGCCCATGGCATGCGCCGCCGCGAAGCTGGTGACATTGGCGCTGGCGTCGGTGTCCCAGGCGATGAAGTCGGGCATCAGCAGCATAAGTTCGCGCTGGCTGAAATTGGCGCGGTAGAGGGTGGCGGCCGCGACCGTCGCGCCAATCGCGCGCGCATAGGCAAAGGCGCGCAGCTTCTTGGCCACCACGGCCAGCGCGGTGGTCACCGCCTGTGTCTCCAGCCCCGGCGTGCCCAGGATGCGCGGGATCACGCCGACGTCGGCCGATGCCGACAGCAGCGCCTGCATGCCGGTACGGCCGCCATCGGCCGTCACGGTGCCGATGACATTGCTGGCGGTTTCGGCCGCATCCTCTCCTTCCTCGACGCGGATCAGGACGATGATGGGCCGGGTGATGTCGGCGATGGCGCGCAGCGAGCGGGCCAGCGTGCCTTCCGCGCCGATGTCGCCGATCGCCGCTTCGATGTCGCTGATCAGGATCGGCTTGTTGATCGGGTAGGCGGCGGGATCGGCGTCGGGTGCGGTGCCGACCAGGCCGATGATGGCGGTGCTGACCGCCGTCAGGGTGCGGGCACCGGTCGATACTTCGGTGACAGTGATGCCATGCTTGAATGCAGTGGTGGCCATGATGGACCTTTCTTCAGCGGATGAGGGGCAGTAGGATGCGGGAGAGGCTGGCGGTGGCGATGTCGCCCTTGCGTTCGGCCTCGACCGACAGCGACGCAGAGCCGGGCCGGTCGCCGGGCACCAACTGCAGCCGGCGCAGGCGAATGCGATCTTCCCAGCGCGACAGGGCGAGGGCGGACGCGGCGAAGATGCGCAGGATGTTGGCGCCGGTCATGGGCTGGTCGACAAGGTCGGGGACCAGCGATCCATATTCACGGCGGCCGACCAGCGATCCTATGGGCGTGCCGATGATATCGGCCATGGACTGGGCGATATGCTCGATGCCGTCGAGCCTGGCGCCGGTGGTTCGATCCATGCCCACCATCAAACGGGCGCCCCGGACTGGGCACCGCCGGCCTGCACCTGGCCATGCTTGTGCGATTTGAGGCTGATCCCGCCGCCCAGGACATCGGTGTCCGCCGTGACGGTGCCGGTAACATGCAGATCGCCGTCGATCGTCGCATTGCCTTTGATGACGGTGTCGCCGGTGATCGTGACGCCGCCCGATGCGTCGATCGCGACGGTTCCGCTGGCTGGCAGGGTGGCGGTCAGCGCATGGGCCGCGTGATCATAGGCGATGATCGCACCGTCAGGATATTCGATCAGGCTGACATTGGAATCAGCCGAGGGGGCAGGGCAGGCGTCGGAATAGAGGCCCACGATCGCCATTGCAGCCGCCAGATCGCCTTCCGGCGCGAGGATCAGGCATTGTTCGCCGACGCTAGGTGGCGACCAGGTGCGGACATTGCCGGCGCGCTGAGCGATCCACGGGATGTCGCCGGTGACGATGTCGCCGCTTTGCGCCGTGCAGGTGGCATTGGCTAGATCGACAGATGCGATCGTGCCGAGGCGAAGCACTTCGCCGGCTGCAGCTTCGGGATCAAAATAACGCGCCATGGCGGCGACCATGACGCGGAGTAGAAAAGAGCGCGCCAGCCGGCATATGGAGAGGCTGCCTTACCATATGCTGTCTCAAAAGGGTTGGCCTACCCTGCGAATCTGATAAGCGAAAAGGCGATCCGTCCGCGACGGCGGACGGATCGCTGGGTCTGTCAATATGACGGCTAGTCCAGTGATCCCGGCGCTCTTGACCAGCATTCGCACTGGGGCGTCGGGATCGACCCAGGGGATCAGTTTATTATGAAAAACGTGGAAGGCACGGTTCGGGGAGCAACCGAAACAGCCTTTCGGGCCTAGGATGAATGTTCTCCAGGTTCATCTCGAGGTCACCTGAGGCAGATTAAATTCGCACTTCGACGCCTGGCGCAAGCGGTATGCAAAAGGGCCTGAATATAATGATGATATCGGATGACCTGCCTGCACCGTGGGAGCGCAAGAGGAATTGGATAGCGGTCGAAGCATTTCCGGTCGGCCTTGCTTATATTGATAGAGATGCGGTCGTAGCGATTTCTCCCGCTGATCATGGTTCCACCATATTCCTTGAAGGAGGTGGCAGCATTCAGGTTCCTGGCAATACGGAGCGAATATGGCAGGAGATGTCCCACCCGGGCCCTTGATGGCGTATAGCGTCAACGAATGGACGCTATGGGCTTCGGCTCGCATGGTTATCAGTAAGCAGGGATGCAACGCCCTAAAGCATGCACGAACGCGCATTTCTGAGCTGACGGCTGAAGGGGATGAGGCGGGGGCTAAGGTGTGGCGATTGATCGCTGAAAGGATCGACCTGCTGGTTGATCCGATATCGGAAGAGCCGCTTAGTCGACAGTGAAAAAGTTGAGCGGGAAGCGCGAACCGGCTTCCTACTGGTCGACCACACCCAATGGGGCTGCAATATCGATGGTGCCGCTCACTTTGACTTTTTTCGGTGCGCTACCACGGAACCTGAGATCGCCGTAGGGCACGGACAACGTGCCACCCCGTACCCAAAGGTGACAACAAGGTCGCGCCGGATCAGTTGGCGTCGCGCCTTCATCGACCGGATCTATCGAGGCGCAATTGTAGAGGGTCAGGCGGTTGCGGCTATCAGCGGCGCCCAGTACCCCAAAGCTGCGCCGCGCGCCTTCAACGATGATGTTGTAGCCGATCGCTTCCGTCGCGGCGCCCCGATCCGCCGGTGGGTTTCCACCTGCTGGATCTTCGATCGCGCAGAAGCCTTCACCTGTGGTCAAATCCCACTGACCCGACTTGCGGATCAGCCCATCCCGGTGAACCGTGCGGCCGCCATAGGCCGTCGCCACACCGCGGTCGCCGGCATATTCGTAGAGGAAATTCTCCGTCTCGCCGCCGCAGCCTTCATGGACGGATTCGGTGTCGTCGAGCGAATAGGCGCACCACATGCCGCTCATCTTGTGCCGGACCTGGCGATCATCGGCCGAATAGCGATGCGCGCCGATCGCATCGAGTCCGCTGCCCAGCGCAATGCAGTCGCGCAGTTCGGTATAGCGAGTGTCTGACCATTGGATATTTTCCTGCCGCGAGCCGCACAGATAGAGGTCGGTGAGGCGCGCCGAGCGCCAGTTGCGCGCCTGGATGTTGCGGGTGAAGTAGAGGATATCCAGCCCGCTCAGGTCAAATTCCTGCGTGCCGTCGCCAGCGTTGAAGAGGTTGTACTGCGCCGGGATATAGATGCTGGCCAGGCGCCCATCGCCGCCATCGGAACAGGTGAAATAGAGGGTGGGGACACCGGCGCTGGTCGGCAGCGCGCCGCTCTCGTCCGCATAGAAGGCTGGATAGTCCAGCGCATCGATCTGGGCCAGGCTGACCGTCCTGGTGTTGATCGCGGTTTGCCCCATGATGCGGGTGTGATCGAGGCGATAGCTGCGGCCGCGATGGAGCGGGTGGCGCTCTTCGTCGCTGATCGCCGTGCGCAGGTCGACCACGCCATCCTGCCAGATGATGTTGACGCCGTTGAGGTGCCCCACGATCGAGGGATAGGGTGGGCCGAGAATGACCTGCGAATGCAGTAGGGCATGCGACACCTGATAGACTTTGGCAAAGCCCGGCGTCTTGGTGATAGGGCCAAGCTCGTCCAGGCGCACGCCGCCCAAGACGCGCGCCTTGATGCCCGGCGCCACGCCGATCTTCACGCCCGTCTTATTCGCGGTCGTAAGCGCAGCGGGTACGCGATAGTCGCCGCTTTCGGTGATGATGATCGTACCCTTCTCACCGATCGCCTTATAGGCTGCGCCGAAGCTGCGCAGCGGCGCGGTCAGCGCGCCATTATTCTTGTCGTTGCCCGATGTGCCGGCCAGATAGAGCGTCGGATCCTTGCGCGGCATGCGAAAGGTGGACATGCCGCCGCGCCCGACGAAGGGCAGGGTGAAATAGAGCGAGCGGGCATTGGTGCCGCCGGTGTTGCGGATGATCAGCCGGAAATCCAGCACCGCCGCTTCGGCGACCTTGGCGACATTTTTGAGGCTGTTGACCGGCGAGACCAGCAGGCCGTCGCGCGTGCCCAGCTGGCCCGTCGTAGTGCCGCCGGCGATGCTGGACCGGTCCGCGCGCAACTGCATCAGGTCGAAGGTGCAGCTGCTTGCGCCGCCGGTACCGGCAGCGGGCGAGGGGGTGAGGTAGAGGGGCTGGATCGATGCACTGATGACATCGCCGACATCGAGATTGGCGAGGTCGGTGAAGGTGAAGACAGTGTCCATGATCGCATTGGCCGGGCAGTCCAGGCGCCAGCAGGGGATATTGTTATAGACATCGGGCACGGGCAGCACATGCGAGCCGCTGGCCGGTAGGTTGCCGCTGGTGTCAGCGAAATTGACCTGGGCAGAGGTAAACCAGTTGGGCTGCTGATCGCCCAGCGCCAGCGAGAGAAGAATATCGCGCGCCGGCGCGATGCCGATCGCGGCGAGATAGGCGAGCGCCTGGGCGCGATAGGTCTGGCCGCCATGTTCGACGACGATCTGTTCGCTGGCATCGGGCGCGGCGAGCGCTGGTAGATCCTGAATCTTGGGCATGGGTCACTCCACCGGCCAGAGGGGATGGGCGGCCAGGTCGATGGCCTTGAGCGTCTTTGCGGTCGCGGTGGCGATATCCGCCTCGATCGCGTTAGAGGCGGCGCGGATCGCGTCGATCGCGGCAAAGCGGATGGTGGCGGCCTGTGCTTGGGCATTAGTGGCGGTGCCCGCGTCGCGATCGCGGATATCGTTCATTTGTCGCCAGAGCGGCGCCACCGCCTCGATCCGGCGCGCGGCCTCGCGCTTGGTGCGCGCAATCGCCTGGGCGCGCAGCTTCGCCAGCGTCGGTTGCACGACGGGCGCCAGGCAGGGATGGCCATCGTCATCGGCGATGATCGTCCGGCCCTGGCTTTGTCCGTCGATCAGGACGCGATGCGCTTCTGCGGTGATGGCGACGGCGTCCGCCGGCACCGCGTCACCATGCAGGACAGGGGTGAAGAAGGCGCATGCATCGGGGGAGAAGAAGATATCCATATCAATATCCAAATGCGATCCAGTCGAAGCCGTCGGCCCGGTTGTCGCTGTCGTCGCTCGCCTGAAAATAGGCGTTGAAGCCCGTGCGGGTGCGCTCGCGTATCTGCACGAACAGATCGCGGATATTGCTGTCGGCCGAGATGTAGGTGATCGGGCCGGCCCAAAAGCAGGCAGTGGGGAAGGCGACGGGGAAAAGAATGGGCGCCACCAGTTCGGTGGTCACCAGCGTGCGCAGCGTGCCCGCCATGACGATGACCGGGGTGCCGGGGATGCGGAACAGCGGAATGCCAGCGTCCCATCCGCCGAGTTCCGTGAGGCCGCCGAGCAGGCCGGACGGGGTCACCGCCTTGCTGGCGATCAGCCCGGCCGCCGTCTCGGCCGCACTGGCAACATCGACACCCAGCACGCGGCTCGCCGACAGGTCGCCGCCGCCGCTGACCAGGCCCGCGCCGGTGATGGTGCGCGCGGTAAGCGCCATGAGCAGCGCGTCAAAGCCGTTCGCCAGAGCCTCAAGGTCGGCATCGACCTGAAGGCCGAAGGCATCGATCACGGCTTTGAGCGTCGCCGGCGTGATGATGCGTTGAGGATCGGCGCCGGCGAGCGCTTGCGCCTGGGTGGCAAGCGCAGCGACGCCCTGCACAGTCTCGCTGGCCGGCGGCAGCAGGAAGCTGGTGTCGCCGAACATGATCTC